GTCGGACTCTCCGCCCTCGGCCCCTCCGCCGAAGCTATCAAAGCTATTCAGAACAATTTCCCCTCCCCACTGACCGTTGCCACTAATATCTTTGATTTTTTCACTGATATCTATGCCGCAATGCGTCTCGCCACAAAAGACGCCCAAGTCTTTCTTGCCGCCCGATTTACATCCTACCTCACCAAGGTAGGGATGATAATCTACAACACCAAATCCCATATTGACACCTTAGTCAGTTGGCTGTCCAAACTAATCGAAGCCTCTGATCAAGATAAAAAAGTCACTGTTGCTGTTGCCCAAGGCAACCAAGAACACCTATTTACATCCATCTTTAGCGTCATCTCCCACGCCTTTTTCAATACAGGAGAGATCAAAATTAACAATGAACGCGCCAAACGCATTCATAGTTTATTCTCCTGCTTTAACTCCATGGCCCAATTTATAAAAAATTTTGGCCATGTCATCGCTGAAGTCATTGATTATATCTCTATCTACCTATTTGATATACCAATTTTTGACTCCACGCCTTCTGACATCCGCCACGACCTCGTTAAAGCCGCCGAATTAATCTCCCCGTTCCTCGGACAAGATACCACTATCATGTCCCACGAACTCTCCACCTCCATCATTGCCGTACATCGACATACTGAAGAAATATTTACTAGACTTGCCAAGTACCCTGAACTCGCCCAAAAGTTCAGTGTTACTGGCAGCCTACGTAGCCGTTTCCAAGTATTAGTCGATCGTGCCCGCACCGCCCTCTACGGTGGAGGCACTCGCCCTGTCCCCATCGGAATTCTAATTGCCGGCGCATCCGGAATTGGAAAAGGCACCCTCGCCACCAAACTTGTCCAAGACCTATGCACCATGTTTTACAATAAACCCGCCACCTACAAATATTTCAAGAAATCCTACACCCAAGAAGGAATGAAATATATGGAAGGTTATATTGACCAACCATTCTGCGTAGTCGACGAACTCTATTCCACTAATGACGCCGATCGCAATACAGCCACCTCCGCTGATTTGCTCGCCATCATGTCCAACAACTACGAACCCGTCCCCCTTGCTTTCGAAGAAGGTAAAGGTAAACGTGGTATCAGTTTCATTGGCCTCGTTGGCATAATGAACTTCTCTGATATCCCCGTTGCCCGAACCAACCTCGCATTCAAGACCGTCCACCGACGAGTCGAGATTTTGGAGCCCGTCCCCAACGAACTCTACGATCCCAAAACAAGAAAATGGTTACCAGGAACAGAAATCTCCATGGATAACCTCACATTTAATATTTACGAATACACATTCGATAGCAACGAACAAGAATCACGCCACCTCATCAAGACGCGTCTCTCATTCCAAGCTATGCTTGAACACTTTTTAAATAAGCTGAACCAAGCTCAATATAAGTTTCAAGAACTCAACCAAGTCACCGACCCAATCATTTCCCTCATCCACGTCAAGAATGCCTCCCCAGGCACAATCCTTGGCGTTGGATCCGGAAAACCGATGAAAGTCGCCGAAGTCCCCAACTTGGAAGAGTTAAGCCCAAATATTAACCCTGTCCACACCTCCTCTACTGACACTAAAATCCTCTACTCCAGTGATAGCGAAACCTCGCAATCATCGGACTCTGAAGACGAAAGCCTCGGTATCCCCAAGCAAAAAACCAAATTGAGTTCCAATGCCCAAGCGCAAGGAATACTCGATTACTTCTTCAAAAGAAGACACTCAATCGCCGAACTGAAATCCTCGATAATGGACTGCCCCCTATACGTATCCACGTTTATGCAGTTAATTATTGACGATCACACAGATCCCGATAAAGTGTGGGATTTTGTCACTCGTAAACCTATTATGAGCGGCATTATCCCCGAAGTCCCCCCCCAAGACCACCACCTATTCAACCTAGAACTCGCCTACAAAGAAAAGAAGTACTACGAAGAACACGGAAATTTTTGTCCTGAATATCTTGCCCTCACAAAAGCAAGCTATCTCACGATATTAAAATCCGCGATCCTCAAGTCCTTCCAGCGAGCTTCTGCCTTCATCACCAAACACTGGAAAGCTTTAGCCCTTGGATTGATAGCTGCTGCCGGTATCATTACCGCAGCAGTCTGTCTTTTCATCAAAGCCCCAGAAGAAGAAGAAGAAGTTGACATCACAGTCACTGAATCCGGTTACTATGAGAAAGTCAATGTGCGCCCCGCCCGCCGCATTGTCCAACTCAGACCTAACGCCGTTGGCCAGATCGCCGACAAACAACTCGAAGACCAGATTAAGAAAGCCATTCAAAGTTATGTCAATCTCACTGTCACTGCTGAAGCAGACGACGGAATTGTCATTTCTAAATCGAAAGCTATCCATCTGGTCGCCGGCGCATTCTGCACCGAACTCCATTCTCTCTACCCTGCTCTTATCGAAGAGAAGGGAAAACAAATCGACCCAAGTCGCGTCACAATCACCATATCCCGTGGCACTCTCAAGAAGACTATCCCTTACTCCGAAGTCTATGTTGTGCCATGGTATGACGATGAATATGACGTTGACCAAGTCACCATCTTTATCCCCCAAAAATATTGGATGAGAGGACCCGACATCACTAAGTTTTTTATCAAAGAAAGCGAAGCTGATGACCGCCTCATGTCCAACACAATGAAAGTCAAGCCCCACGAAGACTTCTCTGGATATCACACCGAACAGATATCAAGAAGTACGTGGCGCATGGTTCATCCCAAGAACCCATCCATCAAAGCAAGCGAACCTGTCGTTGCCATTATCCCTGGCATCGACGGAAAGTTTGTTACGACGGACGCTATCATTGCCTCCCTTAACACCAACTTTGGTGATTGTCACGACCTCTATGTCGTCGACAATCCCAAATCCGAACGAAAATTCTTCGGCTTCCATGTTGCAAAACTTGGACCCGGAGAAGCGGTTGCGCTCGTCGTAACCCAAGAAATGCTCCAAAGATTTGTTCACTCCAAATGCCCATGGCCAGCCGTCACCCAAGGCGGCCTCCTTGACATTGGAGGAACGAACGAATTAATCGAGCTCACTCCCTCATTGGAACATTTCAAATACGTCCCAACATCTGCCCATTCTATCTATACGATTCCCGCTTCTCATAAGAGGTTATTCAATTACCCTCCCAGAGACTCGAATTTTGTAGAGACTGGTTTGTTTCCCGACGAACCTAAAGAAAGGGTACCAGTTAAAATGTACCCCACTGAGTCGCATGACCCACTTGCTTATGTAGTTAATAAGATGAGCGTTGTCGACCCCGACATCCCGCCCACTCTTCACTATAAAGTAGCTGCTATTGCTGCTCGCTCCATCAAAGTTGATTTGGCTCGTAGAAGCAACCTCCCAGGTGTCTTAACCCTGAACGAGGCTGTCAACAGCCATATTAACCAAGAAGCAAAACCCAATACCCGGATGTCTACGTCCGCTGGTTTTGGCTTCTCCAATTCCCCCCCAGGAAAACATGGCCTTCTCGAAGAAAGCCAAGATCCTGAGAAACCATGGAAACCGAAGAAAGTCTTGATTGACACAATTGCTCTGGTTCTGTCGTATGTTTGTCTTGGTATTGCTATTATGCTACCATACAAACTAACGATGAAATCGGAGCTACGAATTTTGATCAAAGAATTCTTCCCCCGTGGTTTCAAGGCCGGGAGTTTCATCCTGAACCTCCTAGTCACCATGTACTTTGGCTCCGCCATTGACATTTACCTCCAAAACGGTAACGCCCTCCGCCACGCCGTTGGAAGAAATTTCAATGGCTCCCTTGGCGCTACTCACGCAAAGAACCTCGATGGCAAACCCTGCATTGGCTATGATATTATTAACAATGATAACACCCAACACAGGATTTCACTATTTGACTCTCTCGAAGACCTAGAAATTATGTCCAGAATTCTCGACCAAAACGAATTCAAGCGTAATAATCTACCCGCACCTATCGCCGCCCTTGAATCCCAAAAGCTCAACGTTATCCGTGCCACTATCATCGAGATGGTCATTTCCCCAGTGACTGTCATCCAGGACAAGATTTACACTCTTATGTCCACCGTCCCCTCGGGTGGCATTCTCACCACCCTTTGCAATACTGATATTGACACCAAGCAGTACCATGCTAATGTCCTCCATATCATGTATGAGAAACAACACCCCCAGTACATGTCACTAATGAACTCTCCCAAGAATCTGTACCAATTACAGTCCCTCTCTTTTGGAGATGACATTAGTTCTGTCGAATACGCTGGAGGCACTTACGAAGATTACGAAGAAGCTGGAAAGCTCCTCGGTCGCAAGTACCAACAGCCTGACAAGGACCGCACGAGTATCGACTCTAAGCCCCTGTCTGACATGAAAACATTCCTTTCTCGAGACCCCATCAAGATTGGAAAGTTCTGGCACTGGAAACTGCCAGAAAGCACCATCCGATCGATTGTTCACTTCCGTGAAAAGTCGATTATCCCAGGCCGCGAAATGAACCGTATCTTGTGCGACTCCGCACTTGCTGAATGGTTCCATTACGGACCTGAGCGTTTCAAAGCTGAAAAACACCGCTACGATGTCGAGTTAACCCGACTCGACTGCGATGTCACTACGCTGACCTACGCCAAAGCCCTCTCCGATCACGTTGAGGGTCTCGGGGCGTAAAGCGCCCCAACCCACCCGGGGCTGTGCGTACCACAGCCACAGCGTTCATGCTGTACCTATAATCCCAATATTACCTCCCCCCCCCCTATCCCTCCCGAAGGTAATCTTTCCTTAAAGACACACCCAACCCACCGTTCATGAATACTTCAACTGCCAACCTATCTACCGCCCCTAAAGAAGGAGATCGTACCAACGACTCCACCAAACAAGCTCTCGACCACGTCACGTCCTACACTGACGATGTCGGAGTCCTCGCCTCGTCCCGTCCTGAAGCCCAGAAGAACCTTCTGGGCCATATGGACCCCTACCCCGCCGGAGAGATCTCCCGGGCGATCACGCGCTCTTACCAAATTGCGCAGTTCACCTGGCCCGCTGCCACCGCAGCCAATACGCGCCTGTATACCACCACACAGCCGTATGATCTCTTCCAACTCCCTTTCCTTGCTGACAAGCTTAAGTACTACGCGTACTACCGCTCTGGCATAAAGCTCTCCTTCCGATTGAGTACCACCAAGTTTCAATACGGAGCGCTTCTTGTCTCGTGGTTACCATTCTACGCGGAAACACTTCAGCCGAATAGCTGGCGCATGGAGAACATTTTCTCTATGTCCCAGTGTAACCCCGTCATTGTGTCCGCCCAACAAGGCACCACTGTCGAGATTACCATTCCCTGGCTGAACCCGTACCAGTATGCCATCATGGAATCCCCCATCCCGGAGATCTGCACCCTTGCGGTTGCTGTTCTCCACCCCCTCGCTTCGTCATCTGCTGACCCTCCCTCAGATGTTGCCGTCACTGTTTTTGCCCAACTACAGAACCCCGACATCGCAGGATATGCTCCTGACTCGGCTCCTCCCACTCCCCTGAGCAGAGCTCGCCTCATCCGCGAACTTGCTGCCAACGCCACAGCGCAAAGCTCCGTTACCTCTGAAGCTAAGGCCAAAGACAGTTCGCATTCCATCGCTGGAATTGCAGAAGCTGCCACAACCTTCGCCCCTCTCATTGGTCTCGCTGCCCCAGAACTCATGCCCTTCATGACTTCTCTGCCGCTCGCGATGCAAATGCTCAGTCCCATCCTCGGAGGAATGGGCCTCAACAAGCCTTCCTCCCTCGCTCCCGTCACCACTACCACTTTCGCAAATGATAGTGCCATGACCAATGGCCGCGGACTCGACCCGACGCAGAAAATTTCACTCGACCCCGAGTATAATCTTTCTGTCGCACGGGGAATCTGCGGGTATGACAACCCCCAGCCCTCCATGATAGAAATCATGAAAAAGCCCACTATGATCCGTTATGGTTCGTTCACGAACACAACGGTCCCCGGTGCGAATATTCTGAAATCTACCGTCAGACCCGAGGGTGCGCTCGCACTATCCGGTGCGACGCACGATGCATGGGTCCTCAGTTACGCTGCCTACTACGCTCAGTTCGCCCGCTATTGGCGTGGGTCTCTCAAGTACCAGATCCGATTTGTCACCAGTGCGTTTATAACCACTCGTGTTCGC